AACAACCAGAACAACCGCTGGTTGCTGAGACACAAGAAGAACAGAAAGAAGGGCTAAGACCCTACCACGAAGCCGGGGAGTATAATCAGACTATGGTCTTCCCAGACGTGCCTCCTAATACCCCATTCAATACGATGGGCATGAAGACGCCTATCAACATAGAGAAAGTAGATAAGCAGGGACATCTGGTTGAGTCATATAAGAATGTGCCCCCCGGCATTAGTGAATTACCTACAGGACCATATAGAGGTGACATCATAGAATCACCAGCGCAGTATAAGAAAGGTGGTGAGCTAGAAGATGATGAAGAAGAGAAGCCTAGCGTAGCATTGACTTTCTCAAAAAGTTCCGGTCTAGACAAGGACAAAAGAGAAGGCACTAGAATACCTACGTTTGCGGATGGTACTCAAATACCAGTAATGTTGCCTACTGCAGAGATAAGCTCTAGCAACAATACAGGACTGGACTCTGTAGATGCTGTGCTCAAGAGAACCGGGGCAGGTATTGTGGGAGATTACTCCAAGATAGACGAGAGCAAACGCGAGGAGTACGAGACCGGAGTTACCAAAGATGTATCGGATGCGGGTAAGAATATGATGAACGTAGCTACAGACGTTATGGCGTGGCCTGGCAGAGTAACTACTGGAGCGCTGTTAAATGTTGCCTCAGGCAACACAGTCAACAAAAACCCATTTGCGTACACAGATCAGGCACGCGGGATAAAACAAGACAACTACTCCCCGTCTACAACATTAGACCTAACTGGGGCTAAAGCAGTAGCAGCAGATATAGCATTTGATCCTGCAGGTGCAGCTGTACTAGGAAAAGGTGCCCTAGGACTGTTTAGAGCTCCCGCTAGGTTTGGTCTGACCTACTCTAAAGTTCCTTTTGGGTACGGTACAAAGTCTCTGAGCCCAAAAGAAACTTTGCAAAGTGTATTCAGCAAGAAGAAACAAGTAGAAAACATAGCGCGGGCACACAAGGGCAGGTACAATAAGTACAATAAGATTGTGCCGTATGATAAAATACCAAAAAGTGTACGAAATCAAATTGAAAACAGAGTTGATGCAGTTCGGCTAAGTCTTGGAAAAGACCAACGGTATGGTTCATACAAACCTTCCGGAGTCAGCGGGCGAGAGGTTAAGCTAAGAGACCCTCACCAACTTGACTTTGCAGCGTCTAATGTGGGAGACGTTCATATACCTAACGCCGTAAAGAAAGATTTGATTGCGCGAGGAAAATGGACAGCACCTCTCTCAGACGAATGGAAGTATGGACCTAAGGTACCATACGGAGAGTTCATGGCAGCTGGTAAAGCAGGTCTTAAAGGAAATAAAGGTGTATCTGTAGGATACGCTGATGACCTATATGGTGTGATGGGTGGATACAGAATGGAGACAACACCAATGAATAAGGGAATGAGAGTAGATATGGTTGATGACTGGGATCTCCAACCATTTCAACTGGGAACAGCTTCTCCAATGATAGACAGATTTCTTCCTGACGCAGCCAAAAGAGCAATAAACAAACTCCCAAAACGGGCAAAAGATAAACTCTTCAATGCTGAGGTATTTAAAACGCTGGGCGGGAAGCCTATAAGAATACGACAAAGCTTTGATGTATACCCTGATCAAGGAAGGCTAAACATTTCACTCCCCGGCAGCTCTGAACCTTTGATATCTAGAGCAGGAGCATCACGAGGACCCCAAGCAATTAAATTAGATAAAAACGCTCCAGGCTACATATCTTTTGAAGATATGAAAGCTTACGAGTCTGGACTTAAGTCGCTCAGGTCACCACGTAGAAGAGGAGGAATGGTAGATAGACGAAAGAAGCGCAAAAAGCGCAAGTGATATATAGTAATAGCAGATGTAAAAGATAATTTTACAGAATTAAACCAACACACTTTAAATAAATTTGCAGCATGCAACCAAACGACAAACTAGACTTTAGCGCTATTTCCTTTGACGATGTCATCGGTGACGGCGCTCCAGGGCTGGAAACGCCCGTAGAAGAGGTACCTCAAAACGTTGAGGAAGTTGAGGAGGAAATCCTTGATGAAAACCCACGAGAACGCGGAGACGAAGACCAAGAGGACTTTGTTGACGAAGAATATGATGACGAAGATGATCAACGTACTGTTGAGGACGAAGGTGAAGACCAGACCGAAGAGTACGATGATGAAGATGAAGATCTTCCTATCGCGGATAAAATCTCCAACATTCTCGGATTTGAATTAGAAACTGAATATGCCGATACTGTAGAGGGGCTCACAAACTTTGTCAGAGATATGTCTGAGGAAGTGGCAGAGAACCAGATACAGGATCTATTCCAAGAGTTCCCTGAAGTTCAGGCTCACCTTGAATACGTGCTCGCAGGCGGAGACCCTCAGGAGTTTTACGCAGCCAACAACCCTGGATCTGACTACAGTCGCATCCAGCTTGCTGAACAAGACACAACACTGCAACGAGCAATGTTGGGCGAGTACTACAAGGCTATGGGTCACCAAGATGAGTTCATCATGGAGATGCTCAATGACTTTGAAGAGGGCGGTAAGCTCTACAACAAAGCACTTCTTGCACAAGAGCAATTGTCTAATATGCAAGAGGAGCAGAGAAAGGCTCTTCACCAAGACCAGCTCCAAGCACAACAGGAAGCTGAAGAAGAGCAGCAGGAATTTTGGGAAGGGGTGGCAGGAGCCATTGATGAAGGAAACGAGTTTGCAGGTATTACAATACCTGACTCAGACAAGCAGAACTTCTTTGATTACATCTCTGCCCCAGTGGATGAACAAGGCACAACACAAAGAGATATGGACTACGCTGATGCCGACATGGACATCAAGCTCGCTATAGATTACCTGATGTACAGCGGATTTAACCTCGCAGACATTATAGATACGAAAGCTCGCAGCAAGAGTGTAAACAACCTTAGAGGTCGTATCCAGGCAAACGAAGAGCGAGTGAAGAGTGCACGTAAAGCTCAGCGTAGACAAAAAACATTTGATCCAGATCAACTGGACATAAACGCGCTTTTTTAAACAAGCAAAAACTTTTAAATAAACAATCATGGCTTTGATGCAAGTACTTAAGTCGTACTATAACGACTCGCAGATGACCGACACTAATTCGTTGGTCAATGCCCTGATGGAGAAGCCCGAAGAGCTTTCACCCATCATTACGCACTTGGCCGGACGCGAAGAGAAGAAGTTCCCGCTTTCTTTCTTGTCTGAGGGGGTTGGAAACACGAGATCGATCGATAGATTCGAGTACGAGTACCGTGTTAAAACTCATGAAGTAAACGTCCGACCAGTTGTTGCAAACGTAGGAAGTGGCGCCGGGGGCGCTATGTTCACTCTCACTTTCCCAGATAAGTGGTTCATCTTCCCATACACTCTAGTTTCTCAAACAGGAGAGTTGGCAAGAATCATGCAAGAACCTAAAGCTGTTGGAAGTGGTTACGAATACACACTTCAAATGGTTTCACCAGATAACAGCGCAGGTCTTGTTGCTGCCGACGTGGCAGTAGGCGCACTCTGGGGACAGTTGTATGCTAACGTTGGAATCGACTTCTCACGTGGAAACGCTTCTAACTGGAGCGCGCCCGGATTGGTGAGATCTAAGATCGGTACCGTACGTAAGTCTTACCACTTCTCTGGTAATGCTAAAGATTACGTTGCTGAGTTTACTCTCCCCCTGAAGGAAGGCTCATCTACGAAATTGTGGATGGACTACGAGGAGTACCGCCACATGCTCAAGTTTAAGGAAGAGTGTGAGATGTACTACTGGTATGGTCAGAAGACGCACGATAACAATGGCAAGTCTACAATGTTGGACGAGAACGGACAACCTGTGATCTCTGGTCCTGGTTTGTTCGAGCAGATCATCAACAAGGACACTTACTCTACTCTCACGCAGAAGAAGATTGAGGATACTATTGGTGACTTGTTCTACGGAATGACCGACGCTACTGACAAGCAGGTGACATTGTTCACAGGTATTGGTGGTGCACGTGAGTTCGATAAGGCTCTGCGTAACTACTACGGTGGTGCAACTGCAGGTGGTGGGCAATCTAACTACCTCCAGACTACTGAGTCTAAGTTCATCACTGGCAGCGGTCGTAGCTTGGGAATCACTGGTTACTTCACTTCGTACGATCACATTGATGGTCATACAGTGAACGTGGTCAAGGTCCCATTGTTTGACCATGGGCCTGTTGCTCAAGCTTCTAAGAAGCACCCTGAGACAGGTCTCCCATTGGAGTCTTACAGAATGACCTTCGTTGATCAGTCATCTTATGATGGAGAAAACAACCTCCAGATGATCAATAAGAAGGGTCGTGAAATGTTGCGCTGGTGTGTTGCTGGTTCTGTTGTGCCTAAGGGCTTCAGCGAAACCGACACTCGTGCAAGTGATATAGACGGTGCTTCTGTGCACATGTTGAAGACAGCTGGTATCCTGCTCCGCAGATTCGATACTTCGCTCGACTTGACCTGCACTGCATCGTAATTTGGTGTTTGGTTTGCAGAAGGGGGGAGCTGAAATGTCAGCTCTCCCCAATTTGCAAAACCCCTACAAATATGGAGTTATTCTTAAACTAAAAAAAGAACATGAAAAAAGTCATAATCAGACGCAAAGAAGTCCTCGGCCATCTCCCCAAAGAGATCCGAGCTGGGGCAAAGATTAGCATCGGTTCCATCTACGTTGGTCGTCAGCCACTGAAAGGAGTAGAAGGAGAAGAAGCTCACAGACTGTTAGGTGAAATATTGGATGTGCCTCCTGGGCATGAACAATGGCCACGACAGGAAAAGGATTTTTGGGCAAGTATGAGGCTTAAAATACCCTTTGAGGGAAAAGAGCTTGACATTACTACAGACGATTCAGGTCACCCAATGAATACCATGGACTACGTTACTTACCAGTGGTGCAAAAAGCACCGACAAGTAGCAGAGTCCAAGGAGGAAATGCAGCGAGATGCACAAAAGAAGTTCTATATCTACGATCCACAGAGAGACCTTTTGAAGAAGAACGCAAAAGTTAAAGTTCAGAAAGAAGCTGATAAGGAGTTTATCAAAGTGTCTACAGATGTAGGAAAGATGAAGAGAGTTCTTAGAGTTCTCAACAGGGGTACTAATCCCAACACCTTGTCGAATATAGAAGTAGAAAATACTCTCTACGAAGCTAAGACAGCTAACCCTGCAAAGTTCTTGAAGGTCGTAATAGACAAAGATCTTGATCTACGAGCAGAGATAGAAGAATTAGCTAGCAAAGATGTACTACGTAAGATAGGAAATCAGTATATTTATGGAGATGAGACTATCGGCGAGAATATAACTGATACCATAGTTTACTTTAAAAACAAAAAGAACTCCGGTGCAGTAAATGCAATGAGAGCTCAATTGAAATCACTAGCGTGACAATACAAGAGATGCATATAGCTATCAACCTGGGAGTGCAAAAACTTGCATCTTTCCAGGTTGATAATCTCTTACCTCAAGAGATTGACCATGAGATAAACATGGCAATTCGTAGGTTTATCAACCAGCGCTATAGCCCCGCGTCCAATAGAAAGGGAAGAGGCTTTGAGCAGTCGCAAAAACGGATGGACGACTTGCGGAACCTACTTGAAGACTACCACGTTCCCTTCGAACGGATCTCAGAGGGAGAATCTAGAGGGAAAGGCAGTTTCTTTGGGACAGTATACACGTCTCCAGTAGCAGGGCAGATCTTTGTAGAGCGATTCAAGTTGCCTATAGACTACATGTACCTGATTAATGTCAAAAGTGACATTGTAGACGGGTGCCATATACCAGTATCCTTTAAAGTGGTGAATACTGAGGATAAATTTCTAAGGATACGTACAGGTACGGGTATTCCCGGCCAGGTGATACGTAAAATTGAGGTACCAAACGTAGAAGGGGTGCTAGAAACAGTGTTTTCTACCAACGGTCTTCGCAATAACATGGAAGAATTGCTAAATCCCATGTATTACAGCGACGGATTTACTCCTAGCCTATCGTTTCAGGACGGATTGGGGGATATGTTCTCTGATATGGAGATATCTGACTCCCCTGTAGCAGATTCCAACGAATTCTACTTAAAGTACCCGTTTGTTGTAGTAACAGAGGGCACACCACCCGAAGCATTGGTACACACCGCTACAACAGCCGGGGCCGGGGCCGAATATAACGGAGCTTACGCAGTAGTTACTTATGATTACCCTCTTGTAGAACTAGCAGCCGACGGATCTGGTGAAGAGGGCATTATATTAGAAGCTCCTTACACCTCCCTGAAGGAAACACGAGCACCCGATATTAGAAATAACAGATTTGCAAGGTTTCGTAGGACATTATGCAAGTCAGTACAGCATGATGACATCTTTGCATTGTTAGATGATCCATTTAACACTGCAAAACCTTCGAACATAATGTACACAATTCAAGAGAATTTTGTAGATTTGTACTCTAACAACAAAAGTATACCTCTGGGTATAACTATAAAGTATTTACGCAAGCCTATCAATGTAGACTTAACTGCAAGGGTAGGATGTGAGCTGGCAGAGCACACTCATCACGAGCTCGTGGAAATGACAGTGAAAAGCATCTTGGAGTCTTTCGAGTCACCAAGGTATCAGACGCAATCTGGGGAAGTCCTGGAGAGCGAATAATGTTTAATCCCTTAATTAATAGAAACAATGGGATCTAATTTAAGCCAGGTATTCATAGCGAATGCCCACACCGCACTCAGCGGTACAACCTTTAATAGCTCAGGCGCAGCTGCTGACGATGTCGGTATTTGGAAGCTTGATGCTACTGCAGGTTACACAGCAGCAGCACTTTATGATGGAGTTATTGCAGCATCTTCTGCAGATAGTAGTGCAGGAGACCTCACTTTGGTGTCTCCTCTCTGGACAGTACGAGATTTTCAAATTGTTCAAAGAGCTGTAACTGGAAACTTTATTGCTTCGCCAATCATTAATAAGTCATATGTAAAGCGTATTGACTACAAAGCTCATGTTGTAACTGCAGCAGAGTTTACTACTCTGGATATTGGTGCCAGTGCTATCACTGGTGACGAAATTCAATTGAAGGTTATTGTGAGAGCAGCACCTACTGCCTACGGAGACTTCGCGGACTCAGGTAATGCAATCAATGATATTACCGGTGGTGGAAAGGTTTGCCCAATAGCAATCCACAACAACACTCATCACAAAGCGTTTAACATCACCTCTCAGCCTGCGGATAGACTCGCAGAAACTGCAGGAGCAGATGATGAGCTCGGGTTGTATGACGACCTCCTGACTAAGATCAATGCGCACCCCATCCTTAAGGATCTCCTTAAGCCTACGGATAACGCTGGTTCTGGTCTTAAGATCGAGACTCGTTTTGCAAACGTTACTGTAGAGTTCATCTACAACAACATCACTGATGGAGACTCTGTTACTGCTACAGAATCAGGCTATCTTGTTAAGAGTGCATTCGCTGCAGGTTCTGGTAACGACTGGCAGGTGTTTAGTGATGAGTTGCGTTGCAGAAGCCGTCAGGGTAACTTCAACAGAATGTACTTCCCACAAACTATGGATACTTACGTGACTAACGGTCACTTGTATGACAAGATTGTGATCGAGTACGAACTTCCTAACTGGCCTAACGGTTCAGGTATTGCTCCTGCAGGCGGTAGAAATCAAGCAGTCATCTACTACTCCAACGATGGAGCGGCTCCTGGTACTACTTCATCAAATGAGTTTGATGTAATATTTGGTTACACAGGTGGCACTGACGCTACGTTTGTGTGGTAATAACCAATCTATAAATTAATGGGGGTGCAATTGGGCACCCCCCTTAATATTTCAATCATGGCACTAAGAGGTTTATTTTCAGGCAAAAAGGTTCTAGTCACCGAGAGGGGGCTAAAGAAGAACACACGTTATACAGTGAAGGTAGAGAACCTCATCACCGGCACGAGTAGTGTAACCACTAAGCGAACCAAAGGAGGTAAGATTACTGCTGGTCTAAAGATAGATGCTAAGGGTGTTGTGAAGTCAACGATCACTTCCCCATCAGGGGAAACAAAAACTCAAGTCTCTGTAGTCACTGCAGATATCGATTGCTGCATTGCCAAATTGGTACATGACGCAATCAATTGCACATGCAAGTGCGATCAGTGCAAAGAAGACTTGAAACTAGCGGAGAAAATATTCCTCCTGCTGCAGTCAGCTACTTACGATGCTACACTTGGAAATACCACTGGAGCAACTGACAAATATTTGAAGGCTAAAGAATTTTGCACGGAGCGTTGCGCGTGCGGATGTTAATATCATATGGCAAATTTTATAGCATACGGCACTAGGCTGAACTCAAGGAAAATACCCACACTTAACGTTGTGGGTACTTTTGCAAGTGGGGGGTACGATCTACTCAACCTGAAAGGCAATGGCGCCTCCATGCAGTTTTATGAGCTTGACGGTACACACGGCTTATATGGATCTGCAGCAGCAGACTTTGTAGGGGGTCACACAGGTACTGCAAAAGCAGGATTTACTGCATACGGAGAGTTCGAAGTAGTTGGAGTTCAGGTATCTGCAGTCGGATACATAAAACCTTCAGGGGCGGTTGCTGCAATACAAGGAGAGGGGCTTGCCAACTATGTAGAAAAGACCGAGCACAGATACCTACAAAATGGACATATACATATAAAGGTATACATTAATGAGCAGTACGGGTCAGAACTTGGAGATGATGGAGATAGTTTTGTAATTGCAGCAAACGTACTATTGCAGTCTGGGAGTAGCGTTTTAGGAACTGTTACTAAGAAGTCAGTGCCAATGGTATTGAATATGCCTCACTCTACGAAGGGGACAGATGCAAATTACCAAAATCCTACAGTAGATCTAGATGCTTTTATCTACGGAAGTGATTCCACGGGCAACTTTGGAACAGAGGTTAGGGTATTGGATATGGGACTAGATTCTGCAGTTCCAAGTGTTACGTGGAACACTGTAAGATCCCAAGCCTGGAACTTCGGGCAGTTTTCACCATCGACCGTGCTTGAATCAGGAGCGGGTGAAATATTAAATGACGACAGTAGGTTCTTCCCAATGTATGGACAGGCTTATACAGAGCCTGACGGTAAGCAAGGCTTTGGAGCTAGACGTATGGACACGAGCAGATCCAGATCAGATTTGTTCACAGCGGGATCGTCTGAAAAATTCGATCCACAAGTAGGCAATGCACCAAATCAATTTAATGCCGATGTAAACCTACATACAGGCAGTGGAAGTTCCTTTGACCTTAGAGAGATGCACCAGATGGGTGGTCAGTCAATTCAGGTCTCAGGAGGCATTACCAAAGAGACGTTTGGTAGATTTATAGGGCCCGGAGTAACAGGTCCTGAACCTAACCACAGTAGATACAGTAACGGCGGATCAACAGGAGGTGGATATCCTATAGCAGGTACAGGGCTGTTTGCAGGACACACCATCAGCCACAGCGAGGGAATAGGATTTCCCAACGCGGTTAATAACAATGAAGGAGGGAAGGCACACTTCTATCTAGATGGCAGCCGGAGGAACCCATTCTACCCGCACAGAGCTGATGACTACACCCCCCAAGATAAGAGTAAGACTAGTGCATATAGCCACTATATCAACTTTCACAAGATAGAAGGACTAGGAACAGACTTAAATGGTAACGAGGTGCTTCCTACCGATCTTACTAGTTATCCCGTAACAGACGCTTCACTCTTTCCAGCATATATAGCAAATGGAGTAAGACTGGGCATACGTGCTGGCTTTCAAATTACTGACTCCGAGCTCCAATCTATACATAGTCAGTCTGCGGCTAACACAAAATGGTTTGCACCAGCAAGTACTCTAGCGTC